AGGTTGTTCATCCCATGATGATCTGTATGCTTTGAATCCATTAACACCCAAATCAGTTGTATTTCCAAATTCATCTTCGGTTTTGTTAGCCCCTTTCCAAATAAAAGCAAACTGATCTTCATCACTATTTGGGGTGCTAGTGATAATTGCTTTACCACCAGTTGACAATGTTGGTGTAATAGCAGTCCAGAATTCTTTAGCGATACTTGGTCTAACGAATGCAAACTCATCTAGGTATAGTAATGTAATACTCATACCACGACCTGTATTTTCAGTAGTAGTTGCACTTACAATGCGACTTCCATTTTCAAAGTCTAAATTACCCTTGTTGTAAGTTGTAGCACCTGCTTTAATGTAATCTGGGCAGTTTTCATATGCGTATCTCACCCTTTGCATAATTTCCTGTGCGCCGGTATACTTGTGTGCTGCGATAAGAATCGTACTGTCTGGTACAAACATAGCATACCAGAGTAAATAACCCGCTGCACTTGTTGATTTACCTGATTGCCGCGGCATCAAACTGATACTAAATCTATAATTATGATATGTATTGATTAATCGTTTTTGATAACCATAAGGATGATATACCATACTACCTTTTGTAGGATGTTGTATCATAAAGAAGTTATCCATGAAGTATAGATAACCAGTGTCTGGATCGCAGCACTTTATAAAGTCTTGTAATTCTTTATTGTTTTTGAATTTCGTCTTAGTATAGGGATTTTTTATAAGAGACGGTGCTGAGTTATTTGTTGCCATAACTTATTTATCGCAATAACTACTAGTTTTTAGAAAATGGGTCTTCACCGGTAAGATGTGTTTTTGCAAACATTAACCTAAACCAGGCTTGATCACCCGGCTTGATGTTATTCTCACGCATATATTGTTGTTTCTTTTGCGCTAATTCATGTAATGGTGTATAAGAGTATTCACCGGTAACTTTACCAGACCCACTTAATCTTTTTAAGTCATCCAATGAGATATCCTTCTCAGGGACTTTTATATCCTTGAGTTTAGAATAACCGTTTTGGAGTTTAGCTTGTTTGAATGGATCGAACATAAAAAAATACTCACTTGTAGTGAGTATTTATTATTTTACTTGATATCTAATGGTCGCTGCTTAGTAGCAACGATACAGTAAAACTTTTCTCTTGCTTTGGATGATTTTTCAGGAAATTCTGCGTTAGTAACTTCAATATCAAATTCAAAGTGTTCAAATCTATCAATATTAAATCCGGTGCGTACAATCAATGCTGCTAGTTGATTTTGTCCTAGAATACTGTAATGATTTAAATTTTCTTCGTGTTTTCTATCACAATCGGGTTGCGGAACTTCAATATAAATCTTGCCAAACTGCTTGAGAATACGATTATATTCCATTAAACTAAAGATAGGATATGGGCTATGCTCTAATGCATGACGCAAGAATATAAAATCTACACTTTCATCATAGTAACCTTCACTTTGCGGAATGAAACTTAAATCATATTTTTTAATAGTATGACCCTTATCTTCACATATTTTAATATCTTCAGGACTTAAGGATACCCCAATTAAATCAGTATAGCCACGTGACTTCATTTCATCTAAGAAGTAACCAGGACCACATCCCAAGTCTAGTATCTTGCTATCTTTCTTTAGATTTAATGGGTCTATGTATTGTTTGACAACTTGTTCAGTTAGCCCCTTATGCATTGGACTATCACCTTCTGCATAGATATGGGCAGTGTATAAATGTTCGTTATAAAACTTTAATTTTATTAAATCTAGTGTTTTGTTAATATCAATCATCAAGAATCCTGTAATTTGATATAATTACTTATTCTAGGATTTGATACTCTGATTATTTTCTTTTGTAACCCTTGAATGGTTTTACTATGCTTTGAGTATTGGTATCGGGCAATTCAGTACTTTCATCATCACCATGATTTAAATCCACAATGTCACTACCCACTGCTTTATATGCTTGTTTAAGCATTTTAGATTCTATATCAGTATATGGATGAGCGGTGTTATAACGACCACTCCATGTTTCTGCATCTATCTCTAATGGAGTAGTTCCATCTGCGCTAGCAACAGCCATCATAATACGATTTAATTCATAGGTGCGATCATATCCGCCCGGATCACGAAACTTATGTAATCCACGCATAGCAAAAGATTGGCGTTTAGTAGGTGTACCAATAGTGCGTTGTTCATTTAAAAATTCACTTGCTCTCATTTTGGATAACCTTTAAACGCTTTCATCGGACTAGTCTTATCTACACCTGGCGCTTCTTCACTTTTCTTAGTGCTGATTAATACTTTAGTACCAGGAACACCTGTTTCTTTCATAGCATAGTCAATGTCTTTTTCAATTTCACCGTCCATGTATGAACTTACAATCATGTTCTCTCCCCATGGAGTTTCTTTTTCAAAATTATAAGGCGGAATACTATCTTGCTGTCTTTCTAGTTGTCCCCTAGCGCCGGCTAGTGCTACTCCAAAACGATATTGTTTATAGAAGTCACTATTGGGCAATCCTGGAATAGTATAGGTGCCCGGCATTGCTCTAGCAACATCAACTGATAATGCAGCACGTTCCTCTGTTATAAATTCTTTTGCTCTCATATTATTACTAGATTTTCAGTTTCTACATTGAAATTATTTTCTGTGTCTACTATTAGAGGATCAACTAAGCTGTCAGTAAGCAAGACCAATCCAGGAACAGGAACCCCTGACCAAGTAATCTGTGCAGATATAAAGTGAAAGATTGTAGTGTCTATCAATGGATTAACTAGTATGCGAACATTTGATTCAAAAATATCCAAGTCATAACCAGTTAAAACATTACCGAAAAATAATGTACTGTGTCCAATCCATGTTAAATCACTGCCGTCATTAACTACAGATACATTTAATGTAATGTTTTCAGTGTCGGTTGAGGTGGTATCATTAGAGTTAATCTGAATAATGCCCTGTGTAAAAGTTTCAATTGGGGTTGTAAATATAACTTGTCCAGCAGTATCTCCAGTAGAATATGCATTTGAAGTGAAAAACCCAGTACTGAATAACTGTGTAAAATTATTGTTAATCTTTGCAAAGGCTGTGCGTAACGGATCACCTTCCCCATCATTGGGTTGTGCGCCTATATTGATTATTTCTTGAGTCATGTCTTAATCCTAAACTATAGTGTATTTATCACTATTTATGGATTAGTTAGATTCATCCCATAGCTTTTTTTGAATCTGATACCACTCAATCCAGCTGTTATATTTAGCAGCACATTCATGGTAAGTGGTATAATTTTTAACTACACTTTTAGTAAAATCAACTATTGTGACGGAATCTCCTTCAATTTTCTCTAATTGTTTGGGGCAACCCTCTAATAAAATAGCAGGGGCCTCTGGAAATTTAGGGGTTAACGGCACAGGAGTACTGCAAGATGCTAATAAAACAGTAAATAGTATAATTAAATATTTCATTTTGTTGCTTGATTCGGGATAGTTGCTGCTTCGTTTACTGATTTAAGTATAACTTGAGGTATGGCAGGACATGTTTCAACATATTTGATTACCTCATTATCTTTTACTACTTCTTTGTCAAGATACCTGATAATATCTTGACCTTTGGTCTTTATATATGCTGTCTTGGTGATTACCTTTTCTACAATTTTTACAGTTTCTGCTTGGCTTTGCACTTCTTTTTGTGCTAGTTTAGCTTCTACCTCTTTAACTTTTAACTGCCAAGATTCTTCATTAGACAACCCACCTTCTATATACAACGAAAACGATAATAATAATATACTAATAATTCTTATAGGGAATATGTACTTTTGTATTAAAGGAATCATGCCCAAAACAAAGCCGGCTATTGTACCCAATATACCGGCTGTAAGCAATAGATGAAATACCCAGTTAGGTAAGAATGATATTATCAACATTTAGATATTTATCTTTATTGAAATACATATCATCAATTAGCCAATTGTAGTAGTTTTGAAACCCTTCTTCTACGTCAACTTTAGGGTCATATCCAAAATCTTGTCTAGCAGCATCAATATTCAATGCGCCGCGACTTGGGAAATCAGCATCCTTGCTTCTAACTTCTAACTGACCTCCACCTGCTAAACTCAATGCCATCTGTGCAGCCTTAAGTAAGGTAACACTATGACTCTTTGTAATATTGTAAGTTTTGTTTTCTGTATTGTCACTTAACGCAGCAGCAACAATTCCATCAGCAGCATCATCTACATAGGTAAAGTCCAGTGTCTCTTTCTCACCGTTGATTTTCAATACTCCACCGCGCATAGCAGTAAGTAAGAATTTACTAATAACCCTATCTTCAACATCTAACGGTCCGTACACTGCACTTGGACGAATGATAGTGTGTACAAGATTAGTTCTGCGAGAATAATCACGAACCAGCCATTCACCTGCTAGTTTCATTATACCATATTGACCCTGTGGTTTGCAAATAGCATCTTCTTTCACATCATCAGTAAAGTCTCCGTATACCATACTGCTACTCATATAGATGAATTTGCGTACTTCGTATTTGTTGCAGATTTCTAACAAGTTAAGTAACCCTTCACTCATGGTACGACTTCCCAATGCCGGGTTACTATTGACAACTTTCTGCCTAGGAAAGCTAGCCATGTGAATTACAATTTCAGGCTGCTCTACATTGAACATATGGTCAACTGCGTGAGCATCACAAATATCACGTTCGTAAATATAACTATCCCTATCAATTTTTTTCCTACGCTCAGTCATCAAGTAATCAATTTCATCTTGCGGAATGATACCGTAGTTTGTTTTAGAATCTATTATAGATACTAAATGTCCTTTATCTTGTAATCGCTTAACTACATTGTGGCCTATTAATCCAAGACCCCCGGTTACTAAAATATTCATTTAAACTTTAAACTCCAATAGGTATAATCTTTGGGTTCTAGATAAGCATGTATAGAATATAAATGCCCATATGTTATAGAATCAAACTGTCTCTTCCACATTGGTTTAGGATTACTGTTTTTCATAATCCATTGGCCTTCTTCTGTTTGTTGCCATTTCCAAATAGGATCGGCAACAAATAAATCAGGATCTTCTACATCACCCATTTTAATAGTATGTACTAAACATTCAATTGTTTTTGCTTCTGCTAAATTAATCATACTACCATATCTGCTTTAATAGCAGGATAGCATTTGTAATTAACTAACTCAATAGATTCAGGTATGAAATCATCTATATTTTTTATAGTAGAATTAATTTTTAATGTGGGTAACACTAACGGTTCACGACTCAGTTGTTCTTTAACTTGTTCAACGTGAGGAGTATAGATATGTGTATCCCCTGTGCTGATAACTAATTCAGCAACACCTAAACCACATACGTGTGCTATTAAATGAGTGAGTAACGCATAGCTAGCAATGTTAAAAGGTAAGCCAAGAAAAGCATCCACACTACGCTGGTACATATGGCAAGATAATTCTTTATTTTTATTGACATAGAATTGACATAACACATGACACGGCGGCAAAGCCATGCTATCTAACTCGCCCGGGTTCCATGCTGTCAGTATATGTCTACGACTATTAGGATCTTTCTTAATACCCTCTATTAGAATAGATAGTTGATCAATTTCTTTGTAGATTGGATCAAACCATGTTTTACCATACTCATCATCTATATCAGGTTCACCTTCGGGAATATGACTTTTCCAATGTCGCCATTGCACTCCGTATATTCTACCTAAATCACCTTTAAATTTTGCTTTATCTTTCCAGTATGGTGCTAGCGCATTTAGTGTCCAAATAGTGACAGTACCTTCAGCAGTGCCATGGGTAATCTCTGCAAGTCTCCTCTCAGAGGAT